TCAGTGTTCTCATCTAATTCTTTTAGATGTTCCTTGGTCATTTCAATCTTAGACTCTACTAGTCTTTTCTGACTGACAACATCATTAATGTTATCTGAATTTATAAGAACTTTATCTTTCAAAATAGAATTCATAGTTGTAAAGATATGTAGATCAAGTAGATCTTCAATTACTTCTCTACGCTGACCACCAGGCAGCTGCATGAATGGTTGGAATGTTGCTGATCCAAGAATAACAACTTGACAGAAAGACTTCATATTTACCTTGAGGATCTGCTTCTCAAGCAACTCCTGATAATCTTTTGTTTCAGCAGCTTGATTTAATAAACTATCATTCTGATAGACCTCAAAGACACTTGGCTTCATACCACGAATGATCTTATAGTTGATAGTTCCAATAGAGAACTCAACTTCAACTACGCAATTCTTGTTGGTGATTGTGTTGATCAACTGTGGCTTGTTGATCTTACGGAAAGGTTTACCAAATAGAGCAAAGCAAACAGCATCGAGCAGAGTGGACTTACCAGCACCATTCTGCCCGATGATAAGAGTTGTATCTTTATTATTAAGGTTTAACTCTGTGAATGCATTACCTGTAGAAAGGAAATTCTTATAACGAATTTTTTTAAATAGAATCATTGTATTCCAATCAAATGACAATCTGCTTCAGTCTCAATCCATAATTTAGCGCCGCAAGGTCTTGGTTTATCTGGTCTATAAACCATTCTAGATGGACCATTTATAATAACTTCCATACAATATGTCACAACACCATTCTCTTCAACACGACAAACAGGATTAGTTTCTCCACGTTTAGCGTTACGCTGAATAATGTTTCTATTAATATGAATAATTTTCATATAAAGTTACTCCAATGTCAATGCTTCATGATATAGTTCAACAACCTTATTTTCTAACTTCTGTTTGTTGATACCTTTTGATTCGGTCGACTGAATATATTTCTTAAAAATATCAATTGTTGATTCAGCTTCATCAACAATCTCATCTGTATCTTCAAGACCAAGATTAAGATGATCTTCGACCACCTGAACATCAACAGGATTTTGTTTCTCGATGTTGTCAATGAATTGTTCGAACCAGTAAGGATTATTCTTTTCTGTAATAATAACCTTTACTATTTTACCCGCAAATTGTGAATAGTCAATCTTTGTGGTAACGAAAGCGTCATCGCCATCATTATACCAGAACTTATGAAACATCTTATATGGGTTTTCAATAAATTCTAATACTCTCGTTTCTGTATCAAAGATATGAAAGCCTCGTGGATCGTTATAATCAGACCAAGTATACTCTGCAGGAGAGCCGAGATAATGAATGTTGCCCCGAGAAGACCTATGATGGAAATGACCAGAAGCAACGATATCGAATCTTTGAAACAATTCAGGGTTGTCACCATGACTGATAATAGAACCCTTGAACATTTCGAATCCTTTAAGTTCAAGATGTCCGAAACAAATTTGTGCATTGGTTTCCTTTATTAAATTAAAAGAGTGTTCCTGATTCTCAGAATTTATCCAAGGCACAAGCAGAATTTTTGTTCCATCAAACTCTACTTCAGTTGCCTGTTCATAAATGTATATAGGATATCTAATAAACAGTTCTGTAAACGCACTAATCTTATTTGTATTTTTATGCATGACATCGTGATTGCCTAGGATCTGATGCCAGGCAATATCACGTGCAATCGCTGGTTCAATTAAATCATTGCGAAGGCGATATGCTGTATTAATATTAATATACTTACGGCGATCAACAATATCACCCAAGTGAATAACTGTTTTAATATTGTTATCATCTAGATATTTGAAAAATACATTGTCATAAAACTTCTTCATGTAATCATGAAATGATATAGAATCATTACGAACGCCAGCGTGGCTGTCAGTCAAAAGAGCAATTTTCATTTTCTTCCTGTGTATACCTGACCAAAATCTACATAGTTATGTTTTCTGTGTTCATATTCACAGAACTCACGAATTGCTTCAAGTCTCTGTAACAACACAAGTCGCTCGTTAGCAGTTAGACCCTTTTCGCTAAGTCTATTTGCTATGTCCTGCACATTTACAGGAACCAAGTGATCATTCTTCTTCATTTTCTGTCTCCGAAAACTTTTCTATTCCAGTAAGTTTACTACTCTTTTTTACTTTTGTCAACTTTTCTTCAAAATTCTTGACGATTTCATTGGAGTAATCATTAGATTTCAATTGAGTAGAGTATCCCTCTTCCATTAGATCGTTCATGAGGAAACTGTTCTCAAAGTTTTTATGTTTTATATATGTCTGCTTCTTTTCTTTCTGGATCCTGCGTAGGAATGCATTCCATGCAATCTGTGTAAAATAAGCAAAAGGATTGTTTGTTTTATCTGGATTAAAATTATCCACAGCAGCGATACAGTCCATTATACCATCGCTGATCATGTCTTGTTTATATGTATATCCTGAGAAATTAGGTTTTTTTGCTAGATTAGTGCAGATTAATATAATTGATTCGCCAATATAATTGGGGACTTGTGGTTTATCCGCATCGTGTTCTAAAGAATGTTGCAGGTCATTTTTATAATGAATCATTGCACCATAAAGAGTTTTGTTGTTAATGTAATTTCTCACTTTTGCCATAATTTTTTCCTTGACTAATTTTTAATTGTTCGGTATAATAGATTTTGTTGAAATGAACTATTAGATTAAATATTCAGATTAACTTTATAGATCTTATACTTGAACTTCTCTTCATTGTAGATCTTAATTCTCTCCATAAAATGGAGTAAAGTATAGTTCTTCCTCGACTTCCAACTAATATCGTCTGCTATGTCGTAAAGTGTTGCAGCCACTTTATCATTTCCCTTACGCAAGCCTCTGCCGATGGATTGTAAGTTTCGAATTCTAGACTTAGAAGGGGAAGCAAAAATAATATTATGCAAATTCTTAATATTGACTCCGGTAGAAAAAGTGCCATAAGAAGCAACAATAATAGCTGATCTTTCATTCTCTATGACCTTTCTAATCTCTTCACGTTCATCACCAGATACACTGCCTGATACGAAATATACCTTTCTGTCTTTACATTCTTTGCTGATCATATCGAACAATATTTTACCATGCTTATCCACAAATTGAAAAAGCAATAAGGTGTTGCCTTCTAGAGACAACGCTAAATTTTTAATGAATTTGTTTCGAGCATCTAATCTGACAATGTAATCCATTTCAGATTGATAATCATTTGCTCTTGACATCATCTTTCTTACCTCCTCTGGATAAGAAAGCACAATGCCTTTGATCATAAATTCTGCTAAATGTTTTTTATCAATCAGTTCTTTAGTTGTAATAACTTTTCGTACAGGTCCAAAAATTCCTTCAAGGACGAGCTTGTGGGTCTGGGTTCCATCAAGAGTCCCAGTGAAACCAAAACGATAATTGCAATCAACCAACTTATCCATAATACTAGTAAGGGATTTAGCCTTGAATAAGTGCGCTTCATCGCCGATAACTACCTGAAAGGAGGAAAAAAAGTCTCTTGGCATTTTGTAGATACTCTGCCAAGTAGAGATTGTGATGGGCTTATCTGTGAATTTATCTTGTCCGCTGTAGATGCGATGAACATAATCATCTGATCTAAAGCCATAGTAAGCAAAGTCAGAAGCAAGCTGACTAACGAGAGAAGTAGTAGGAACAATGATGAGAGTTCTTTTAGCATAGTACCTCGTAAGTAAGTAAATAATAAATAAATTAAAAAAGAATNNTCTCTTGGTTGCATCGCAGGTTTTAATCTATCAATAAAATCTTTTGCTTCTTTTATAGAAAATTCTTCACAAGAAAAATCAGAAAGATATTCAATTTGATATTGTCTAGAATTACAAAACTCTTCAACATATTTAGTCAGACCAAAATATAAAAGACCAGTCATAACATTCAGTAGACGAATTTTACCGTCACAGACTTTATTACGAACTGCTGGCATAAACTTTGTGCAAGGAACAGAGAAAGTTCAGAATAAGATAATCCCACACATAAACACAGGAACGCTTCGCACTTTCCTTTAAAAATATGCTCGTTTTTATGTTTCATTTCTTTT